ATCATTTACACAACGGCGGATAATAGTTTTAGGTGATAGCATTTTCCCTTTTGAAGGGAATTTTTTTGCGTATTCAAATACTGTTAATATCATATTTTGTCTATATACGGACAAAAGTAAGCATTTCTATTTAATTAACAATATAGTTTAGTTTAATTTTGTTAATTAATCTATATTTTTTATGAAAGAAAAAATTTTAGCGTTCCTGAAAACCAAACTAAACGGGGTTCCGGACAATTTTTTATTGGGGGTTGCAGATACGTTCAGCAAAACCATAAAAGAAGAAAAAGATATTGAGACCGTAATAAGTGACGGGATCATAGAAACACTCAAATTCTCTGCAACACAACTTCAAGTCGAAGGCGACCGCAGAGCCACTGAAGCTCAAAAAACAGCTTTAAAGAATTTTCAGGAGAAGCATGGACTTGATGAAAATGGAAAGCCAATTGAAGACCCTAATAAAAGAGGGCCTGGCAGACCAAAAAAGGACGTTGATCCTGAAGAGCCAGCATGGCTTACTGCTTTTAAAGAAGATCAGAAAAAATCGTATGATGAACTTAAAGCAGAGATAGACGCACAAAAGCAGGAAAAGGCTTTAGCATCATTAGCTGAAAAAGTTAAGTCACATGAAAAGTTAAAGGATATTCCTGTATCGTATTTAAAGGGAAGGAATCTGATACCTAAATCAGAGGCCGATATCGATCAACTGGTCGCATCTATTGAATCCGATTATAATGGATTCACACAAGAGATGGCAGAAAAGGGGGTTGTTCTTTCAACGCCGCCAGAGGGAGGTGGACAGTCCGGTGATAAGTCAACTATTGATGATTACTTGGACGATAAGTTCCCTGATGAATCAAACGTTTTAAAATAAATAATTATGTATGTAACAACAAAACAGACAGATACTGAACGGTCATTAGCCGTTGAGGAGATTCTGGAGGATATTCCCGGAGGAGGAGTAATCGAGAAAGACGATATTCCAACATCTTCCAGCGGGATTAAAGAAGGGACACTTGTCGGAGTGGACACTAGCGGTATATATCATATCGTAAAGACTGCCATGGTAGCACATGCCGCTTCCACAAATGCTAATGCTCTGGTAGTTTATGACAACCATGAATTTAAAGTAGGCGACCATTTGGGAACCTCCGCATCTGGTATAGCATCTGGATGTATAATCACTGCCATTGCTGCTTCTGGAGCAGGATTAGGCATTATAACTTGTGCATGGGCGGGTCCTAATATTGCTGCAAGTGGTATTTTGGTTGCTGCAACAGGGCTTGGACATTCATTTTTCAAATACAATCCTGTTGGTATTTCAACTAATTATGTTGAAAGAGACAAGGAGAACACCGGCTGTGGAATTGTAGTTCGTGGCCGTGTACGTCAAAATCTTATGCCTTATTATATTGACGATACTCTTAAGACGAAACTTCCTTTAATTCGCTTTGTGTAACATATAAAAAATAGAAAAAATGGAAAGATCAATATTAAACGAAAGTTTTAGGAAAGCGGATGTGGAAGCTTATGTTAATCGTAAGCGTGAACAATTCTTAAAGAGGCTTTTTTGGCAGAAATTTTTTCCGCTGAAATATACTACTCAGCTGACATGGGAATCTCTTACAGGGTCACACGGTAGTCCTGTTATGGCAGATGTTATTGAATACAATGCATCAGCTCCTTTGAAAACTCGTAGGGTAGTCACCAAAACAACTGGTGATATTCCTAAGATAGCCATTAAAAGACAGATGGATGAGAAAGATTACAACGAGTATAACACATTAAAAGCATTAGCCAGAGGTGATGAGAGCCGTAATGCGCTCCTTGACCTTGTTTTTGGTGATATTGATTTCTGTTATACAGGGGTCATGTCACGTACTGAGTATCTTGCTATGCAGGCACTTAGCTATGGTGTTATTGCTCTTACTACTTCAAATAACAATGGTATCATAACTGAAGCTAATTGCGACTTCGGCGTCCCTGCTGCAAATAAGGGAGCTGTTGCGTTACAATGGTCACAGGCATCAGGAGCTACTCCACTGGATGATATTAGGACCGTAGTTGATAATCAGGCTGCATCTGGGTATACGTATGAATATATGGTAATGGACAAGACAGCATTGGGTGAGCTACAGGCGAATACCCAGGTAAAAGAGGAGTTTTCAGTGCTTCGTAATACTGATATAACAAGTTCTAAGCCTATGTTGTCAGAGATGAACAGGGTGCTTGAAGCAAGGCTTTTACCGAAGATTATCGTTGTGGATTCAATGGCAAGGTTTGAGAATGCCGAACATTCACTGACTAACGTGGCAGCATGGAAGACGGGTTATGTAACCTTTATCCCTGAGCTTCGGGTTGGTAATATCTTACATGGCCCGATAGCTGAAGAGACCAGTCCGTCCGTAAGTAAAAAAGCCCTTCAGGTGAAGCGAGATCATATATTGCTTAGTAAGTGGTCAGAGCTGGAACCATTTGGGGAGTTCACAAAGGGCCAGGCAAATGCCTTCCCCCGGTTTACTGATGTGGATAGCTTATTTATGCTGAAGGTGGATGCTACAACTTGGAGCTAGTCATATATAAGGAGGCGGGAAGTCGCATAGCGTATTCGCAGCCTCCTTTTTAATAAAACGATATGACAAATCTTGAAGCGATAAAAGCAAAACTGAATTACCCACTTTCGGAAAATGCTTTCATTTTAGCATTAGAAGATCGTGGGATATATTCAGAGGGGGTCTATGTAAGTGGTGAATCTTTTGATCTGGCTTATGCTGATGCAATCACTACGCTTGTAACAGCTCCAAATATCCAAGAGGGAGGTTTTACTGTTAGTTTAGCAGATAAGACATCTCTTTTGAATTTAGCAGATAAGATTTATACAAAATATGGTGTAGCAAATCCAATAAGTTCTTTGAAAAAAACAGCAACTTTTGTACAACGATTCTGATGGTACAGTATCCAGATAGTATTGTTATAACTACTGCCGCATCAGGCTGGCAAAATGCAAGCGGTGTATGGACAGCAGGGGCAACAGGTACTTATACTTTTGACTGCCGGGCAGAAGTGAACGGCACGGGGAGAAAGATAGTAGGTAATGACGGAGCGCTGATTGATTACGCATTCCAAGTTTTTTTACCTGTTATGACAGTCGTTATCCCGCCGGCGTCTGATTTTGTTCTTACTGCATTATCAAATGGCACTATCACTGGCAAGATTAAACGAGCCTCTAATGGGCAATTAAATTCAAGGTTATGGCTTTAAAGAGTAAATTCAATGAAAGTCGAGTTACGCAGGATATCCAGAGGCAGACAGATACACTCTATGAGAAGATTCTTAATTCGTTTATAATAGCAGGGGAAGAGTTTGTAACGAATGCCAGAGGACAGATGCAGGATCATGCAATGGGGCAATATAAAGATCAGACAACAAAACTTCGTAATTCGATAGGCTATTTTGTTTATCATAACGGAGAACTTATAAAAGAGAATCTGGTAGGTAACGCCGTTGCAAACAAACAGGCTATTCAGGATATTATTAATCCTAAAGGGTTTCAGTTGATAGGTATTGCAGGGATGAACTATGCCTCGCATGTTGAATCAAAGGGATACAATGTCATCTCCTACCAGGCAGATATCTGTATGGTTGATTTAGCAGGGTATCTTGAAAAACTTGAAGTCATTGAGCAGGGTACATCAGCACAAATGGAAGAAACATTTATACCATGAAGACAACGGATTATGTGATAGATATTGTTTACTCACTTCTGGGGTCAATAACAGTACCAAAGTACAGGAATACAAAACCTACAAAGTCAACTGCAACGGAATACATTGTTATTAATACGCTTCCGATAAATGCACAAACACTTCAGAAATGCTATGTCAACGTGAACTATCATGTTAAGGACATAGACGGAGGGACCAGTACCGGACTTATCCCTGATGATATAAAGCTAGCAGCAGGAACGGCATTGGTAATGGCAGCACTAGAAAAAGTATCTACAACAGTTTTTCTGATTGATTTTGAAAGCCAGGAGACAATACGAGAGGAACAACTTGGAGAACATTACTCGAATTTAAAATTTAGTTTAAAAAACATTAATACTTAATCATTATGGCAGTTTATTTATATGGAATAGCATCCGTAAAATACGGAACATCCGCAACAGGACTTGGGAATTTTCCTTCCGGAGTTTTACTTACTACTGCACCGGATACCGTCAAGGGATCGGTGACTATTGAAGAAACAGAGGGAGCAACGACTGAGTTCTTTGTTGATCAGAAATTCTCCCCCGTTAGAAGTGTTAAGACAGAAGAGGGAAAACTATCAGCTACTTTTCAGTTTTATGACATGACCTTTAATACTATGGCTGCTTTTAAAGGTGGTACAGGTAACGCTTCGGGTTATACACCCGCAACGGGTTATGTTACTGTAGATAAGGCACTGGAATTAACACTTGATTCAGGTGACAAACTCTGCATACACAACGCTTCATGTGCTACCCGTATCGTTGGTGGTGGTGGTCGTGATAAATTATGGGCATTGGAAGTTAAGGCAACGCCGCAGATGACTACGGACCTTTCCGGTAGCTGGAGGATTCACAAGTATGGGCCTGTGATATAATTAAGAGCCTCTCAATAAGAGGCTTTTTAATAAGCTCTTTAATATGGCTCTTTAGTATGG